ATTACGGTCCTTGTAAACGATATGACTATTGGTTCACTGGAAAAAATTCTGAGGTTATCAATTACGAGCAAACATTAGACAATCTGTATTATAATGTCGTGTTAGACAACTTATACATACCCGAACTAGATAATACGGGAGCCGCCACCGGAGGAAGTGATGAGATCCCTCTGGTAAGTGGGCAGAGACAGCCGGGTTCTAGACTAAACAAACTGAGCGATGGAATGGAGGCACAAAACTCATACATTAATAGTTTACTGGACCCTTCCTCGTTTGCTAAAGCAAAAATTACTATATTAGGTGACCCGGATTTCTTAATGAATGAAGCTCCTACTAGCATCAATCAAGTATATAATCAATTTTATGGTGGTGACGGGTTTACTATTAATCCAAATGGAGGACAAGTATTTATCGAGATTAATTTCAATGAAGTAACAGATTATAACAATACCACTGGCTTGCTCAACATAAACAATAGAATATCATTTATTAAATATCCCGCAAGTATTCAACGAGAAGTTAATGCGCGAGGTGGCGGCATCGTTTATATGGTACTAGAGGTCGTGAGTAACTTTAGTGGTGGTAAATTCACTCAGGTTCTTGAATGTTCTATGGCACAATTTGTGGATGCAACAGCAGATGCTGCCAGTACTGGAGAAGGCCGTGTAGCTGATTTGGGTTTGTTGGGTATCAATACTGACTTACGGAGTACTTCACCAACGGTAGTTGCTACACCAATCGCAACTACCGGATTCTTAAAGAGTGCTGTTACCAGTGTGGGGAATGCAATAAGTAGATTTACCTCAACAATAACTACTAACTTTAACGCACTACAAAATGCACCTGCATCTACTCAGTTGACAACAGCCACCGGTGACGCATTAAATCCGTACGTTGCATCGGATGACGGGCAAAGTAGTAATACAACATATGCTCCGGCAGAAGGCGGAAGGGAATTCTAATTATGGCACAAGACGTTTTTAAACCTGTAGGCACTAAAAAAGCAAATAAGCCCGATGCGGGCGGAGCTAATATCCGATCGGTACCTGTATTGGGTGTAGTAAAAAATAACATAGATCCCATACGAGCCGGCAGAATACAGGTATACATTGCAGACTTTAGTAGCAATGACCCAGATGACGCCGATAGTTGGATGACCGTATCATACATGAGTCCTTTTTATGGATTAGTAGAATCTACCTCAGCTAATACAGGCTTCGGCACCTATAAAACAAATTCAGTCTCATATGGATTTTGGAATAGCCCACCTGATCTAGGTACTACTGTTGTCTGTATATTTGTTAATGGTGATATGAATTATGGCTTTTACATTGGATGTGTCCCTAAGCCAGAAGCACTGCACATGGTTCCTGCTATCGGATCAAGTACTAATGTTGTGCCAAATTCCGGCGAAGCAAGTGGTTATGGAGGGTCTACTAGACTTCCAGTAACCAATATGAATACTAATAACGCCGCTATTACTAATGAGCCTAACTTTCTAAAAGTGTCTAAGCCTGTTCATAGTGATGTTGCGATGATTATGAATCAACAGGGTATCATCCGAGATCCGATCAGAGGGCCAATTAGCTCTAGTGCGCAACGAGAATCCCCTAGTAGAGTTGGCTGGGGAATAAGCACACCCGGTAGACCTATCTATCAAGGTGGTTTTACAGACGAGACAGTAGCTGAAGCTGCGGGGCAGGGCGGTCAAAGTGCCGGATTAAAAGTTATTTCTCGCAGGGGTGGTCATTCAATCGTGATGGATGATGGCGATCAAATAGGCGGCGATCAATTGGTAAGAATTCGCACTTCTCTGGGTCATCAAATATTAATGAGTGATAATGGTCAAACGTTGATGATCCTACATTCTAACGGACAGTCATACATTGAGTTAGGGAAAGAAGGCACAATTGATATGTATTCAACTAACTCTGTTAATATTAGAACACAGGGTGACTTAAATCTACACGCAGATAATGATATTAATATTCACGCTATGAAAAAATTAAACATTCAAGCAGAGTCTATCAATATCAATGCAGAAAAAGACTTTAATCAAAAGACAGGTACTAACAATACAGTCTATACAATGGGTACTCATACACACAAAGTAGATGGTGCAATGAGTATGGAGTCAGCTGGCGACGCTTCATATGCTAGTAGCGGTACAACATACATTAATGGCTCGGTAGTTAATTTAAACACGGGAGCTACATCAACTACGCCAGATGTGGTGCCACCTCTCCCCGTCACTGCACACACAGATACATTGTATGATTCGGCTAAGGGATTTGCTGCTGCGCCAGGTAAACTTATTAGTGTTGTGTCTAGGGCGCCGGCTCACGCGCCATGGGCAAATGCAGGACAGGGAGTAGATGTTCAGAGCACAGTAAACGCAAAAGATGCTTTACCTTCTGCACCTAGTGCTGCTGTTGAAGCAACTAATGCAGATGCTCAAGGAGCAGCTACTCCATCTCCGGTAACTGTCGCAGTTGCCTCAACAATGCCACCACTAAGTGCGGTGAGCGCAGCGATTGACACAAATACTAGTGCAGCAATGGTTGGGGCAATGGCTAGAAATGCTGCTACTGGTCCAGCTGCAGCGGCAGTCGCTGCAGGTTCGGGAATAGTATCAACTGTTCAAGGTGCTGTAGCATCGGTAGGTAGTCTAGCCCAGGTACCAAACCAGTTAGAGGCCGCCGGGATTCTTAAACCCGGTGCTGCCGCGCTGACTAACTCACTAGTTCAAGGTGGATCAAACTTGCAATCGGCACTGACATCTAATTTATTCACGGGTGTTCCTGGTGCACAAAATCTTACTGCACTCATTCAAAATCCAACCGCACAGGTTAATGCAGCAATTATTGGCCTTCAACAGTCTCAAACGGCATTAACCGCAGCGGGGGCGATGACCGGTAAAGAAGCCCCTGGCGCAGTTGCGGGCATTATTATGTCAGGTGCAACTGCGGGGGTGGACGCTACCCTATCTAGCATAAAAAACATTTCAGGTGGTGTTGGGAATGCTGTATCAGGCGCTGCTGGTGCAGTATCCGCAGTATCTAATGCGGTTAACTCTGGTAATCTCGCTGCCGGCATCGCACAAAATGTTACCGGTGGCTTGGGATCTATCTCCACCGCATTGGGATCAATGACTAAAATAGCAGGACTTAGTGGGTTGATGGATGCGGCAAAGGGTGTGGCCGGTTCAGCATTCTCAGCCATAACACGTGCATTCAAGCCACTACAAGCCGGCATGCCGCAAAATCTAACAGCAATTGCAGAGGCTGCTAAAGCGGCAGAGTCAGCAGGTGCAGCAGGTGGATTGGCAAGTGCAGCTAGCGGAGCACTTGGCGAAGTAGGTGGGTTAACATCAGCCGCAACCGGTGCATTAGGTGGGTTAACATCAGCAGCAACAGGTGCGGTAGCAGCAGCAACAGGTGCGGTAGCAGCAGCGACTGGCGCGGCAGCAGGGGCCCCTGCAGGGGTAGCTTCTGCATTAGCTAGCGGGGTAAATGCTTTACCGGGTGGTCAAAACGCAATATCTGCTGTAGTTAATTATGCCAAGGGTGCGACTAATGCTATCCCGGGTACGGCTGCTATAGGAGCGCTACTTACTAATACAACCACAGCAGTTACAAACGGGATATCATTACCTAATTCAATTTCGGGTGCAGTTGGCTCTATAACTGGAGCTGCTTCTAATCTATTGAGTAAAACTACCGGAGCAATTTCAGGCGTATTTGATAAGCTCAAATCAGGAACTACAAGTTTAGCATCAGTTGCTACAGGCGGACTGCCAAGTGCGGACGCCGCTCAACTTAATGCTGCTGTCGCCGCGCTCGGATCCGGTGGAGCATTCCCTATTAAATTACCTACAGTAGGATTGAACACAACAGATAGAAGCGCAATAGATGGGCAAATTGGATCATTATTGGGGGCAGGTATTCCCAAGCCCAATTTCTCTGGAACAATTTCTGCCGCAGCAGTTTCGGCTCAGGCAGCTAATTTAGCAAAAGCAGAACCAATCGCCGCAGCACTGGCTGAAATACAATCATTGCAGGATAAAGCTACCGTTGCTAAAGATCGATTTCAGGAGCTATCAAACACGTTACCACAGGGTGATCCTCAAATTGCGGCAGCTAGCCAAGAACTAGCGTCATTGACCAAAGAGGTAACAGACAAGCAGTACGCTGAATTCGTAGCTAGTCAACCACGCGCATACCGTATATAATAAGTGATAAATAGTTTATGCCATCATATATCGGATTCAGCACAATAGGCGCAAATAAACCAAAGACCACTAACGCAGGTGGAGGGGTTGATGGTGGTGTCGGTACCATCTTAAAACCTGTCAACACGGGGAAGAAATTTAGATTGGTTGATTATCCACTAGTTATACAAGACCTGATGAATGCGTTGAATATTAGGCAAGGACAAAAAGTAGGACAACCGGGATATGGTACTTCACTGTGGTCTTTTGTATTCGAACCCAACACCGCTGATGTTCAGTTTCAAATAGAAGCAGAAATTCGTAGAGTAGCCAGTCTGGATCCTAGACTACAACTAAATTCAGTTAAAGCCTTCCCGCAAGAACACGGAATATTGCTTGAAGTTGAAATGTCGGTCACCCCATTCAATAATGCTCAGATATTGAGTGTGTTCTTTGATAGCAATACCAGTCGAGCCGTAATACAATAATCCTATCCTATTACAAGCACGGTTTTAGGTATGATAAATACTTAAAAGAGAACAACTATGGCGACAAGCGCAAGACAATCTTCCCTATTCGGTGTAAATGACTGGAAAGCTATTTACCAAACATTCAGAGAAGCTGATTTTCGTAGTTTTGATTATGAAACGCTTCGTAAGAGTTTCATCGACTATCTGCGTGTCTATTATCCGGAAACGTTTAATGACTTTATTGAAAGTTCAGAATTTATTGCAATTCTGGATGTCATGGCGTTCATGGGTCAAGGTCTCGCATTTAGAAACGACTTAAACGCCAGAGAAAATTTCATTGACACTGCTGAGCGTAGAGACTCCGTTGTTAAACTAGCCAACTTAGTAAGCTATACTCCTAAACGAAACTTAGCTGCGCAGGGATATTTGAAAGTAGTTAGTATTCAAACCACTCAGAATATCTCTGATTTGAACGGGGTTAATTTAAGCAATCTTCCAATATTATGGAATGACCCGGCAAACGCTAATTGGGCTGAACAATTTAATACTATTATTAATGCTGCATTGATAAACACACAGCGGGTAGGTCGCCCGGGCAATCAGGCTAATTTATTAGGGGTGACTACTAGTGAGTATACTCTTAGTATTCCGGCGGATAATATCCCTGTAGTGCCATTCACCTCAACAGTAGACAGCCTCAATATGAATTTTGAGCTAGTAAGTGTTACAAGTGTAGATAAAGATTATATATATGAAATTCCACCGATCCCATCGGGTAGATTTAATATGCTATATCGTAATGACAAATTAGGATATGGTAGTCCAAATACCGGATTTTTCTTTTACTTTAAACAAGGTGGCCTACAAAATTCTGATTTTAACTTAGAGCAGCAGATTACCAATCAGGTAATCAACATAGATATTCAGGGCATCAACAATACTGACACATGGCTATATCAGCTTAGCGACAACAATGGCACCAGCGCACTTTGGAAACAAGTTGAGAATGTCTACGCCGATGCTTATCTGCAAACTGAAACTAGTAACAGAGCAATCTTTGCAGTAACTTCTAGATTTAACGATCAAGTAAGTTACACGTTTGGTGACGGGGTATTCTCGGAAATCCCAGTTGGAGCATTTAGGGCATATGTTCGGGCTGGTAATGCGCTTACCTACACCATCGACCCGTCAGAAATGCAGGGCATCTCTATAACATTCTCGTATCTTAGCAGAGTGGGTAGAGTGGAACAATTAACAGTTGGGCTAGAATTACAGCTGCCAGTCTCTAACGCTCAAGCAAGAGAATCATTAGCAAGCATTAAACAACGGGC